CAGAATACGACGCAGTTACTCAGCAAATACAAACTGAATACAGCGCATTTCGTCAACGTGAAACGCAAATCAATCAACAAGAAGCGCCGCTATATCGACAACTTTTGCAAGACTTGCGCCGTGATAACCCGCAGGAAGTGCGAATCACATCGATGCATCCTAAATTGACACCAGCCGATGTGCAACGCATTGAGGAGTTTGTAAAACTCAGCGTCGGCATTGCTGATTCTGACGGGAAAGTGTGGGACATAAAGATTAAGCCATGGAAAGGCGCTGGCATGGCTGCCGATTACGACACAATCTATGTGAATCCGCAATACCTTGACATGACTGGAGCGCTAGTGCACGAGAGTATGCATATATTGCAGTTACGAACGCAATACGGCAAAGACGCAACTGATCGGTTTGTCGCTGAGCGTACACAGGGCGAGAAATTGCAACCACTGGCAGAGCTCGAGCCAACATATGCGCATGGCTTGAAAAAGTCAGACAAAGCATATCGTGATGGCGTAGAAGATGCGTATACATTACGCAAATACAAAGGGTCATACGAGTTTTTGGAAGTACTGCCAATGGGTATTACTGACATCTCGGGAACCGCAACAACGTCCGACCCTGGCTTGTTTGAGTGGTGGCTGCAAACCGTAAAAGATGGAGGAAAGTAATGAAGTTTGTCGCACAAATCAACGGCAAAAAAGCTGAGTGGGATGACCAAAAATTGCAATATGTTGGTGACAAAGACGTCATCAACAAGATTCGTGATATCGAGGCGACGTCTTGGTTTTGTGATGACTCTTTTCTCAATGTCAAAGTGATATTGGAGTCATGGGGCTACATAGTCGAATACGAGGCGGATGAAATCCCCGACGACATCATCCGATAGGTGAAATAATGTTCGAGGTCGACATCATTGCCAACGTTGCCCTTGGCGCCTATCGTGAAGCGGTGCGACAAATCACGCTGGCGTATGCGAAGAGCGTCGAAGGCGAAATACAGATACAGAAGCCGCCGCCGCCCAAGAAAGGTGCGCAGAAGTACAAGAGCGAAAAGCAACGCCGCTTTGTGATGGCCATGATATCGCAGGGCAAGATAACGGTGCCATATGTGCGTGGGCGTGGCAGTAGCTTGGCGGCATCGCAGAGTTTGAGTCAGTCGTACCGTGTCAACCTTGACGGCGACACTGCCGTGATTACAAGTGATGCCACGTATGCGCCGTATGTCATCGGCGACCAGCAAGCCGAGATACACAAAAACCGCTGGATGACGGCAGCACACGCCGCCAAAGCCGTGGCGGATCGGGGTGAACTCGACACCATTGTGCGGCGCACGTTAGAAGGGATGAAACTGTAATGCCCTACCACATCGAAGCAGAAGACGGCGTGTATTGCGTCTACAAAGACGGCGACGCCGAGGCCTTGCGGTGCTACGACAACGAGAGCGACGCCGAAGCCTATCTCACGGCGCTGAACATCGCCACCGCTGAGGAGACCAAAGCCGAGAGCGATACGCACACGCCGCCGGAAGCGGTGGCAGACAATGCCCGCATGGCGCTCGAAGTCAGAGCGGAGAAGCCGCCGAGTCAGCGCGGCATGACCCCGGTTGGCCTTGCTCGAGCACGGCAGTTAGCCAATCGTCAGCCCGTGAGTGTGGCCACGCTCCGGCGCATGGCGTCCTACTTTGCTCGGCATGAAGTCGACAAGGACGGGGCGACGTGGGAGGAGCAGGGCAAAGGGTGGCAAGCATGGATGGGCTGGGGTGGCGATGAGGGCTGGGCATGGGCTCGGCGCATCATCGAAGCGGAGGATACAAAAGCATTTGACGCCTCCCATATAATGGAAATAGGAGGACAAGCGATGGAAGACACAGTGAAATCACTGCCTACAGCGGTGAAGGCCATTGGCGAGTACACGGTCAAGGGCAAGGGCATCGTATATGGCGGATTCGACCTCACCGAAGACCGCTTCACTGCCGATACCGACCTCGGCGGTTCACGGCCATTCGAGGGCATGCCCGTGTTTTACGACCACGCCATGGGCGGTATCAAGTCGCAAATCGGCATGGTCAAGGCGTGGGTTCCCACGGATGACGGCATCGATGTGGAGATTGAGCTCGATCGCCGCCACCAGTACGCCAGCGAAGTGATGAAACTTGTCGAAGCCGGCGCACTCGGACTCAGTACCGGCGCGGTATCGCACCTTGTCGTCCGTGAGCCGGTCAAGGGTGGCTACGAAATCAAGCGCTGGCACGTCGCTGAAATCAGCTTGACCCCGACCCCAGCGGAGCCCCGCACTACTACCGAAGTCAAGAGCGAAGAGGTCGAACCTGCGAGCATGGCTGCAGATGAGACGATGCCTGACGATACAGAGACCACACCAGACGCGGCCGAAGTGGCCACCGAATCACCAGAGGAGATTAAAGCCATGCCAGAGGGCATCATCGACAACGCTCGCAACGACGAGCCACAGGTAAAGGCGGCACTGCCTGCTGCTCCATCCGAAAATCCGTTCGACACCAACGAGTACCACCGTGCGTACAAGCGCTTTATCGATGTGAAGAACCCCATCGAAAAGCAGGACGACGCCAGCGACGTGTTCACCACGCTGCGCAATGCCACCAAGGCGTACGCCGTCAAGACGCAGACCGAAGGCACCAACAACGACGGTGGCTTCACGGTTCCAACCGCAGTCAACCGCATGGTCGTCGCCCGCCGTGACGAATCAAGCTTGCTCGGCCAATTCCGCTTTCAGCGCGTGACCACGGACACGTGGAAAGTGGTCGTGCCTGCACAGAGCACCAAGGCCACAGCTGCCATCGTCGGCGAAGGCGTTACTGCCACCGCCAGCGAGCCGAACATTGCCAACACCAAGACCATCCAGTTGTACAAGGACACTCTCGAGTTCGCCATCACTGAAGAGCTGCTCGCCGACACCGCCAGCAACTACGAAGAGTTTCTCATGAACGAGATTGCCCGCGCCATGGCGGTGAGCGTGAATACGTTCATCATCAAGGGCACCGGCTCTTCACAGCCATACGGCATCTATGCCCGCGTGACTAACGACATCCCGCTCGGTGCCACCACGGCAACATCGGCGCAGATTCTCAGCGTCAGCACGGGCATCAACGGATCATACATGACCAACGGCGAAACCGGCTGGGTGATGCGCAATGCCACTTGGGGCGTTGCCCGTGGCCTTGACCTTGCCAACACCGGAATGCTCTTGACCAGCATGGAGGGCGGGGTGCGTCGCATCGAGTCATGGCCAGTAGCGCTCAGTGAGCAGGTCGATGCCTACGGCACGTCCACCAACGAGCCGCTCATCTTCGGCAACTTCTCGTACTACGCATTCGCCGAGCGCACCGCTGGGGTGCAGATCGAGCGCGACTACAACCCGCGTACGGGCGTCACCTACATGATCGCCAAGTGGCGCTTTGGCGGCGATGTCACTCAACCTGAGGCCTTCGCTATCGGCAAGCACGCCTAATATGACACTGGGGAGCGCTGACGGATCCATCAGCGCTCCTCACTGGAGCGCTATGAAAATCATGTTACTGTACGCCATGGCCGCACTGGGACACGCAGGAGAGCTCATCATCCATGCGCCGGGCGACATCATTGAACTCAGCGAGCACGAAGCGCAGACGCTGATTGCACAGGGGCAGGCAATGCTGATTGAGGAGCCCGACCCCGTCCCAGCAAAGCGAGTTCCCAAGAAGGTGCTCTAAATGGCGTACGTTACCTTGCAGGATGTTAAGACTTCTCTTCGTATCACAGTCGCCGATGACGATGCCATAATCGCCGACATCATCAGCGACGTCACGGCGGCGATTGACTCGTACTGTCACCGCCACTTCGAGCCAGAAGCCGAGCACGGCCCTGCTGCGAGTCACACGCACTATTTCACCGCACTGCTAACCGTCGATGACGGCGATTTGCTCGATTGGCGCACGCTAAACCTGCGTCACGACTTAACGGAACTTACCAGCATCACCAACGGCGACGGCACCGTCATTTCTGCGAGTGACGTAGTGCTGCTTCCGCTCAACGTGAAGCCCACCAACTTCATCCGCATCAAAAGCGGGGTCAATGTCACATGGACGTACACCACGTCGCCAGAAGCGGCGATTGCTGTCGCTGGCAAGTGGTCGTATAGCCTCAACGTGCCTGATGACATTCATCGAGCAGCGCTCGCTTGGAGCGAGCATATGTACCGACTGCGCACGGGCTCGGCGCCAACTTCAGTAGACGTCACCATCAG